TGAAAAAACTTATCAAATACAATAATAAATATAAAAAAAATTAAAAAATGGCGGATTTATTAATGCGAATGCCTGTTCCTTATGAACCATTAAGACAGAATAGGTTTATTTTAAGGTTTCCCGATGAACTGGGAATACAAGAATGGTGGGTATCAACAACAAGTCGACCAAAATATACTAGTAGTGAGGTAGAAATACCTTTCTTAAATACATCTACGTTTGTGATTGGTAGATTTCAGTGGGATACTATAGGGGTGACATTTAGAGATCCAATTGGTCCTTCAGCTACACAAGCTTTAATGGAATGGGTTAGATTACATTCAGAATCAGTAACAGGACGACAAGGTTATGCGGCTGGTTACAAAAAAGACGTTGAGTTGGAAATGTTAGATCCAACCGGTGTTGTTGTTCAGAAATGGATACTACAAGGAACTCAATTAAATGACGCTGATTTCGGTACATTAGACTATAATTCAGATTCTTTAGCTGAGATTAGTTGTACGCTCCGGTTTGATAGGGCCATCAATGTTTTTTGAGATTCCTTTATCAAACATAAGACTTTCCCTTTTACGTGTATATTTATATGTAAAAGGGATTTTTTATGCAACACAAATGTGAAATATGTGATAAAGACTTTGATTCATTATGGGGATTATCATCTCATAATGTCAAAAAACATGATATCAAACCACAAGAAACCTTTATTAAACATAATTTAGAAGGTATATCACCAAAATGTAATTGTGGGTGTGGTGAAACCCCATCATTTTTAGGAATTAAAAAGGGTTTTAGAGATTTTATTCATGGTCACGCTTCTAGAATTAACAATAATTGGGGTCATAATACTGACGCTCAGAAAAAGTCTAAGGACACCCAAAGAAGATTGTACGGATATGGTGAGTTAGTTATATGGAATAAGGGATTAACCAAAGACGATGACGAAAGATTGGACTATGGTGAGAAAATATCTAATAATTTAGAAAGGAATAAAAAAATTTCCCAAGCTCTAAAAGGAAGGAAAAGACCCCAACATGTTTTAGATAGTCTCGATAAGGGTATGAGGGAATATTGGAGTAAAGAGGTGAACAGGGAAAAACAAAGTCATAAAAGAGTGTCTTATATAAAAGAAAATGGTTTAACACCTGTCTCTAACTTAGAAAAATATTTTAGTAAATTAATGGATGATTGTGGTATTGAATATCACCCACAGTTTTATGTGAGGGAGATTAAAGCCTTATACGACTTTAAAATTAAGGGTAAAAATATATTAATAGAAGTAGATGGGGATTTTTGGCACTGTAACCCTAACACTAAACATAAGATACCGGTAACAGAACATCAAATAAAAAATTTAACTAAGGATAAGATAAAAAATAAATGGACTTTAGAAAATGGTTATACATTACTTCGTTTTTGGGAGACGGATATTAACGATAAACCCGAATGGGTTATAGGTGAACTCAAAAGACATTTAACTTAATATTTATTAATCCTCTTTATAATATAAACTTATAAAGAGGATTTTTTATATATAAGTGTTTTTTTTATAAAAATTTAATATTTATAGTATAAAGATAAAATTATTGTGTTATGGAGAGAAAATATAAATCAATAAACGAAGAGATTAATAGAATTAAATCTCTGTTTACAGAGGAAAGAATGTTCGGTAACTTAATTACTGAAGCATCAACAGAGGTGGAAATACCAACAGGTATAACACCACCAGGAGAAATATCAGGGAAATGTGTTGCAGGTGACTGTAAAAATGGGGAAGGTACTTGGAAAGATGTGGATTTTGAATATGTGGGTGGATATGTAGATGGTAAGAGAAGTGGTAAAGGGACGTATAAAAATAGTTTTGGTGAAATATATGTCGGAGAATTCAAAGATGATATGGAGAATGGTAAGGGTACATTTACTAAGGAGGATGGAACAGTGACATCTGGAACATTTGTAAATGGTGAGTTAGTGACTCCAGATAAGTCAAATGTTGTAAGTACTGTGGAGACTTTTAAAGATAAAGGGGGTAAGTATAGTTACTCAAAGCTACCAGATGGTACATATTGGTATAGTACTGATGGGACAAACTGGAAACAACAAACTAACCAAAAAGGGATGGACGCTATTGAAACGAGAATAAACTCAAGTAAGGTTGATTCTTTGGGTAAAGTTAAAGCTTCAACCATAAATAGTTCTTATACGGAACCTGAAGGTAATACTGATAGTGATAGTGGAGCTGATACTGGAGCTGATACTGATACTGATACTGATAGTGGAGCTGGAAATGATACTGATACTGGAGCTGATACTGATACTGATACTGATACTGATAGTGGAGCTGGAAATGATACTGATAGTGGAACTGATAGTGGAGCTGGTACTGATAGTGGAGCTGGAAATGATACCCCTGAATATAAAACTGAATATGACACTATCTTAACTAATGTTAAGAAAGAGGGTGATAATATATTATTTTATGATATATGGTATAAAAACCCCACAGACGAAACTATTATAAAGAAACGGAAAGATATTGATGATTTTGAAAGTGTCGATTGGAAACCTGTGGGTGGAACAAGGATATCTTTTGATATATTACGTAGTATGTTTAGTGAGAAGAATTCAAAAACACCATCAAAATCGATGAAGATAATGGATGATAGTGGTAAGTTAGTGGATAATGACGGTAAAATGTTTTATGTCCCTGTTGACTCTGACGGTGTTGACAATATAACAACTGTGGCGGAAAAAAGAAAAGACGATAGGCAAGATAAAGGGGAATTTAAAAAGATATTTTCTGGTCCTGGAGGGTGTAGAGAAAATATGGGTAATTATATTAAGTTGGCTAAGGAAGGTATGACAATGGAAGACGCTTTTGGTGATAAGGAAGATGACGCGAGAGGTTATATAGAATGGTGTTTAGGTAATTACCATAGTAAATTAGAAAAAATTGGTCTATTTAAAAAGGGAAAGGGTGTTTATCTATTAAAAAAACAATGGAATATCGATTATGAAAAACCCGATGGTGGTGTTATTGGTCAAAAATACGAAATTATAATAAATGGCAGAAGTCGCGGAAAAATTAAAAAAGTGGGTGAGAATGAGTATAGAATAATTTCTAAACCTGAAGAGAAGATATTCGGTAGAAATAAACAGTTTAAGGATGGGTTTGAAGACGCTGTCAATAAAGCTATAGAGTTACCCGAAAATGAGGAACTTACTGTGGCGGGAATAATCCAAAAGGGTCCAGTCCAATGGGCTAAACTTCTAAGTAGAGTTGTATAAAAGATATGGGTAACAGAATAATTATATCGGAATCTCAGTATAGTCGCGTTTTTTTAAATGAACAAACCAAAAATGGTGCCGATAAAATATTAAATAGAAAATTGTTCTTTAATTATGATACACTTAAAACGTATCAAGATCTTTATAATAAACTTATAAAAAATAAATCTGATGGTGATAATTTTAGAGAGTGGGTTTATAAAGATAAAAAAAGACTCGACACCATAAATAATGAATTAAAGAAATTAGGGTATACGGATGGGTTTTCTAAAAGTGGTGCATATGGTAATGAACATTTTAAGGTTGCTTGGAGTAGAGGTGGTGAGTTGTATTATAGGTCGACAAAAGAAAGACAGAAAGAAATAAAGGGGGTGGGTAATAAGAAGAAAGGAGAAAATGATTTAAATACTATAGATAGCTGGGACGGTGTTAAAAGAGATGCAAAACCCCCCAGCATGTATACCAGTAAAGAAAAAGAGTATTACGGAAATAAAGTTAAAACCACATTAACAAAGGTTTCGATGGACAAACTTATATTACCAAAATGGGTTGCTAACTCAATAGATCTTAAAGAATATGTAAGTAGTTATAATAAAACAAAAAACAATTGGAATGAATGTCGAAAGGTGTTCGGATGGAAGGATGGGTCTCTTACGATGGTAGATCAAAAATTTGTAACCAAATTCCTTAGTGTTGCGGTGGGGGTAGGGGACTTAGGTTTAGACGACTTTTTTGATATGAATAGAACCACCTTATTATCCCCAGAGTGGGTAGTAAATGAAGTATGGTCACTATATCATAACACTTACAAAGGTCAAAATTATACCCCTGACGTTATTATGAGAGATATATGGGTGAAGAAGTTCAAAGAAGAAAAAGGTTACTATCAAGCTAAGAAACTGATTGCAACCCCCCGACCTGGTGGTAAACGGAAACCTTGGAAATTTAACTATGATGTTAGTGGTGTCGAGTCCGAGTCCGAAGATGATAAGTGGGATGCAGCTCAAGACCTAGTATCAGAAATTGAGAATGATATAGTGAATTTTAAAAAGGAAAATGGTACACCTGTAGAGTCGATGATGAAAGGGTATATCTCACTTTTGGATATGATAAAAAATTGGAATGATAGATTTGATACTCAGAACCCTAAACAGGCGTACCTTTGTGATGATGCTGTTTATGATAGTAGTAGAACTCCAGTAGGGGGGTTACAGCCTTTGGCTACTCTTCAGTCAGTACTACAGGGTCCAGCAAAATATAAATATAGTACTTGGAAAACGTTTTGTCAACAGGGAAATAATATGGGAAATTGGATATATAATGCCGGTAGTGGTGTAGACGTTGATGGTGAGGTAAGAGATCAAGATGACTATGGTAATAAAGACTTTATTATGGGTTGTGGGTGTGTTAACACACTAAATAAAAATATGAATGTTTTTAATGGGTCAGCCTTTGGTGCTGGTTTTTATAACCCAGCGAAGAGGTTAGGTCAAACTATGCACGACACTAGAGACTTTTATTACAAGGCGGATGATTTTATTAAGAAATGTCCATCTGATTGGCATTGTATGTTCGATATTATGTCAATTGCAGTATTGTTCTTAACTTGTCCATTTACTGGTAGTGCAGGGTGTTTAGCATCTGGGGCGATGTTGTCGATAGCAATTGATGCTGTAAGTGGTTTAGGTTATGTATATGAACAAGATGAAGGGTGGAAATTTAATGCGGGATTACAATTTTTCTCAGTTTTTACTTTTGGCGCTGGTAAATTAGGTAAAGTAGCCAAAGGTTTGGTAGTAAACGGTAAAAAATATACAGACATTTATAACAAAGTCATAAAAAACTCAATGAAAAACTACTCGGAAGTAGCGTGGAAATCGTTATCTAAGGAACAACGGTCGAAATTCCAGAAAGAGGCTTTTGAGGAGTCGTTTGAAGGTTTATCGTCAAGTGAGATAAAAAAATTAATTAGTCTAAATAATTCAGTGATGTCTTTTGCTGGTACTAAAGAGATGAAGGCTTTCATAAAGCAGATGGAAAGTGTATCTACAAGTAATAAGAGTGCTTTTAATAAAATGTTAAAATCATCGGAAAAGAATGTTACACTAAGAAAATACATTCAATCAGAGTTTGATAAAGGAGTAGATTTTACAACAATATTAAAAAATTACACTAAATATGTACCTAATGTAAAAAGCGTTTTGTTTCAAGGTTCTTTATTCGCATTAATGTTTGGTTATCCAGAAGAAACGGCTAAGGCAGTAAAGAAAGGTTTGAAGTTCTTTGATGAATTAGTTCCAAGTATTGGGCTGGTGAAAATGTTAGGAGTATCAACAGATATTAACCCAGATGACAATGAATCACAAATATTAAAAGATAACTTAAAACAATTCGGTCAATATAGTACATTGATAACTGAAATCCAAAACAACCTTAAAGATAATATTTATAAATACCTAAATGATTATGGTATTACACCTAAGAAAAATTTAGAGGATATAATAATTAATGGGGAGAATAGTATTATTGGTGAACCTTTAACAAATGTTAAATCAAGACTTGAAGATTTAGTCCAAATCGTACAATCAATGAAGGGGGAAAATAAAACTGAATCTGAAATTAAAGATTTCTTAGAAACTCAATATAACGCAGAAATAGAATATTTAGAAACAGAATCAGTAAAACCGAATATAATTAAAGACATAATAAATGCACATAACTCTAATCCATTATCCAAAGAAGATGAAGAATTCTACAAAAAAAATAATATCGATATTGTCAATTTCAATTTTGATGGTTTAGAATAGAATAATTAAGATAATTAAAAATGATATGAAAAATAGATTAAAAGAAGAGGTAGAAAGGATTAAAAAACTTTTTACAGAAGAAAGGTTATATGGGAATATAATAAATGAGCAGGGTAATCCTGACACCAATAATGATGGTGTAATAGATGGTGTTGAATTTACTGCTTCAGGTAGTGATATTAATCCTGAAGAAGCGTCCGCGTTTTTAAAATCACAGGACTATTTTATTAAAAAGGGTGGTGGAGTTGAAAAAAATGTGCAAAATATATGTTACGAAAAACCAAACATGAAGAAGATTTATGATAGGGTTAAAAGTTATGATGGTGGGTCCATAGTAAAAAATGGAAAAATTATGAGTAATTTTTCGTCAAATGGGGGTATATGTTTTTACTATGTTAAGTATTTGAATCTTATTACTGCGCTTGGTACTACCGCAGTAGAAAGAATAAATTTTTGGGATGACGGGGATGGTGGTTTTTATTTAAAATTACCATACGAAATTAATTTAAATAGTGTCGAAAAATTGACGCGAACAATTGGAGATCCTTCTACTGCGTTATTAACAGTTGCAGGATCTAATGAATTGATTAATCATAGCACAATAATAAAATATGTGAAATATAAATTTAAGTATGATTTTGATAATGATATGTACAATGATATTAGTGTTGCTGGGTATTATAAACAAGGGTTTATCAAAACCAAGAGTTTAGATACGATGTTAACTGATAGTATCAATAATCCTACGGGATATAACCCCCTATCTGACATGTCTGATCCTCACAGCAGTAGGAAATGGTCCACTGGTCTCTCTACAGATCAATTGGTGACTGACAATAATGGGGCGAAGATGATAGGGTACGGAAGCTTAGATGATATGTTAAAGGTATTCAAATAATTAAAATATGAAATATAATATAAACCAATTACATTTAATATTAGTAAACATGGTAGATTTAGAGTCATTAGATAATTTATTAAGTAAAATTTAAAATATGAAATACAATAGAAATCAATTTAATTTACTATTAGAAAGAATGTCTAATAGATATTCTTATGATGAATCCATAGAATTAAAAAATAAACAATTATTGACAGAGGGGTTTGGAAAGGGGTTCTTCAATATATTGAAAAATATTAGTGTCAAAACACCACAAATACAGAGATTACAAAATTTAACGGGTGACTTAAACAATGGTATATCTTCTAAAAATATAGGTGAATTGTTAAACACAAGAAGTGCTGATGGACTCATTGGTATTAACTCTATTAAAAATGATTTAAAGAAGTCGGGGGTAGAATTAAATAGTGTTGAGGTGGATGGTTTGAATAATTATTTTAAAGTGATTGCTGGTGTTGACGATGTATTACAAAAAAGAGGAAATAATAGTGTTACTTCTATAATTAATAGGTTAGATGACACTAATTTAACTTTGAAACAAAAAGAAAAATATGTTGCTGAAATCTTTGACGATAATCCCAAACTTATCAATATTGGTATGTCTGATGGAAGTAAAATTATAAATAGGGGTGATATTAAAGGAGCTGTCTCAGAAAATTTTGTATATCTATCTAAACAAAATATAACTCAGTTTGTAAACACTAAAATGTCCGTTTTACGGGGGAAGAAATACTCAGTGAAAAAAATGGTGAGACATAATAATTTTGGTGCTGGGGATTTTCTAGTGAGCCACAAAGATTATGATACTTATATGCTTTTGAAATCCGCTGATGCTACATCACAGCTTCAGACAACATTAAAATCCAAAGGGTATGAATTGATACCTACAGACAAATCAAGTTCGAGTTTCAACAAAAAAACGAACAAAAAGAAAAGTATACAAGTTACAGATGCTGATGTGATTAAAAGGGGTATTCTTGGGGCGAAATGGGGTTTACTTTGGAAATTTCTTGGAATAACTGCTATTGAAATGACGATTGCCGGAATTTTTTGGTTGTATGAATGTATAATGTTAATGAACAACGAAACGTATAATGAGTATGATGATAAGAATTCAGGTTTAGTTAAGGATAGTTATACGATTGTGAAGGAGTATGAATTGGACGATTGTATTAGGGTACATGTTGAGGAGTTGGATACTTTAAATCCTAACCCAAGGAAAAAGATGAATGTCGATTTCTTTGATGTTATAATACCATGGGCATGGCCTGTTAGAGGGGGGATTACACTTATTAGTGGAATGTCGTTAAGTTTTAAAAAAACTTCAGAATCATTGACAAAGATCATCCAGTCAAAAGGGGAAAAAGCGGTTGAAGATGCCTTAGAAAACTTAACAGTAAAGGAAATAGTAAACTTTGATTGTGAGGCAAAAGCATCGGAGATTGCAAAAAATGCATTAACGAGTGGTTCGGAACAGACAATAATGAATGACATTTTTACTCAAATTACTGGGTATGGGGGGGTGGATTCGGAGAAACTTGGAAATGCTATTGCTGCAGGTATTGAGACGTTTGACAACACCCAAGAAGAAATTCAGAAGCAAGCAGATATGATTAAAATCGACTTGGGTAACTATAATGACGGTGTTGAGGGTAAATATCAAATGAAAAATTACGGTATTGGAGAAAGAATAAGACATAAATGTAATTGCAAAAAGTATTTTTTTATTTATGAGAAATTAAAACAGTTAACAGAGGAAATCAATAATGGGGAGAACTGTAAAGGGGTTATTGGGAAATTAGATATATACTCTGCTGATGGATTTAAAGATATTAAGAATTATAACAACAAAATATTTAGTGTGAGTGAGTGTGATGTGGTTAAAAAAGAAATAGAAGATCTGGAGGTTGTATGGATAAACGCTGGTGGTGAAAATGTCATTGATATAACAAAAGTAGCGAAATGTAGTGAAAATGAAATAACAATTCAGAAATCGTACGCATCAATTTGTGAGGAAGATGCTGTTAAAAGAGGTGAGATAAGTAAAGACAAAACTATTAGTCTTCCGTCTGTGACTTATGGGTTGGAAGAACCGAACAAAGATTATGGATGGCAATTAGATGAAGATTTGGAGGGTGACGAAAAAATTGACTGTGGATCAATTCAAGCCTATTGGTTTCTGACATGGAATAATAATAAAAGTGATTTCGTAGAAATACTGGAACCATCTGAGGTAGAAGGAGTTTTAATTCCAGCAAAAGTTGACTGGGTAAATTCCAACGGTAAGGTTGTTTTTAAAATAAACGAAAAAAATATTAATTATTTTGAGACAAATTACCCTTATTTCTGTTCTTATGGTAATATTTATGGAGAAAAGTCAAAAGAAGAATGTATAACTGACTTTGTCGCATATGTTAATTTGATGCCATGGTGTTTCAATAAATTTTTCGAATCTAATTAAAAAATATTATTTTTAGTATTTATTATTATATATAATATGTTATTTTTATTAAAAAAGTTTTATGGAAGAAATTATGTCAACAATGGATCCTAACCATATACCTGAGGATCTTAAAACACCTTACGATGTTGTAGAATTACCATCTCAAGGGTTATTATATAAAAATAAGAAATCTAAGGTTAAGGTAGAATATTTAACCGCAATGGATGAATCTATTTTAACGTCACCTAATTTAAGTAATAATTCTAACGAAATGATAGATGTTTTATTAAAATCTAAAGTTAAGGATTTGGGTTTTGAGGTGAATGAGTTATTAGAGGGGGATAGGGTTGCCTTATTAATATTTCTTAGGTCAACAGGTATCGGTGAGATATACCAACAAATTGTTTATGATGAGGGTGTTGGTGATTTTGTAGATGGTGAAATTAATTTAAGTGAATTAAAACTAAAAAAACTAACCATAAAACCTGACGAAAATAATGAGTTCGACTTTACGCTACCGACATCTAATAAAAAAATAAAATTTAAATTATTAACTGCTAAAGATGAGGATGACGTAATCGAAAGAGATAGGGCACAAATGAAAAGGTCAGGTAGTAAAATTTCTAATAAAGTGGTTTTAAGACTTGAAAGTATGGTAACTGAAGTAGATGGTGATAGGAGTAAAATACAAATATCGAACATACTTAAGAAGATTCCACTATTAGATTCTAGAAAATTAAGAAAATATATTGACGATAATGAACCAGGAATCGATTTAAATACGGTCGCACGGATCCAGGGGGAGGGGTCCGTTAAATGCTTTCTTAGATTCGGCAAAAATTTTTTCTTTCCTGAATTCTAACTATCTCTCAAACTTACATAAAGAAATTGGGTATTTAGTTAAACATGGTGGGTTTAGTTATGGTGACATTATGAACATACCAACATATTCCAGAAAAATATTTTTAAATCAATTACTACCTAAAGGTGACTAATTTATATTTTATTGATATTTATTTAATAAAAGTTAGATGATGAATAATATTAATGATATAAATAAGATAGTCGAGGATATTAACATCTATATAGATAGTTTATTACTTGAACAAATTGATGATGATAACACAACAAATAAAAAGTATGATGATATCGTTAGTAAAGATAAGGGAGAGTTAACTATTGGTGACAGGTCAGATCAACTCGGTAAAGATTTAATAAGTGGTGACGTGACTTGGGAGAGTGTCTTCACCACAGATGAAATTAAAAGTTTTGAGGAGTGGGAAAGAAAAGGCTCTGAGGGTGTTGGTTATGTTATAGTTGGTGGTAAATACGCTGGTAAGGTATTAGCAGCACCAGTGGTTGGGGCATATAAAGTATATCAATTAACTACTGGACAAACAAAATTAAAAAACCCCTTTAAAAGAAAGGTTGATCCCGATATTTGTAATTGTATCGCCTTTGTTAAAAAATATACATCTGATCCATCGGACTGTTTAAACATATCAGGATGTCATCAAACATTTAAAAATGCGATAAAGGCTGAAATTGTAACCCTTTCGGATCATGAAGGTAAAATTGCGGATGATTATGCTAGAGATTGTAGAAACAATCATGCAAAAATTATTTTTGACTATACAAAAAGAGATGAATTTAACCAGGGGTGTAGAGAATTTAAGGTTATGTTAGATGACGCAGATACTGTAGCGAATGATCTTGGTTCGTTATTGGGTAAATATTTTAGAATTAAAAATCAAAGAGATCCAAATAAAAATAAAAAAAGTAATTCTGTGGCAGAGAAATTAATACAGTATGAAGAGATAACTATAGAATTCAACCCTAATCCAGCTCCACCAGCAAATGATGGGATCAATGTGGACTGTATGACACATGGTAAATCATTATCGAATACAGAGAAATTTAAAGTTATGTCAGCTAGCAATAAAAATGAAGGTAAAACTGTTGAGTTACTAATTGATGGGAAACATTGCTTGATGACTTTTCAGAACGCTGATAGAGGTATTCAAAATGGTGGGACTATAAAATGGATAGATAAAACAACAAAAGACGTTAAGTGTGCAATTGTGAATTGGAAAGGTAAAATAACAAATTTAAAAGCTTAAATTATGGCAGCAGATCCTTGGGATGACGATGGGTATCGAAAAAAGGTTAAACAATTAAAGGAATTAAGGGCTGAATCTAAAGGATGGTTTTCGGATATCAACGGAATAAGTTTAAAAGAAAGGGAGGAACAGAAAGCCACTATAAAGGATAAAATTGCCCAATATAAAGATTTATCAAAAAGAAATGATAAGATTGGGGAGCAAGCTAAAGAATTATTAAAATTACAGGAAAAACAACTAAAGGTTTTAGGTAGGCAAGAAAAGGTAGTAGGGAGAATACAACAAGAGGTTAATGTCACATATAGGGAGTTTACCAACTTCTTACAAACTACCGCAGCACAATATAATTACGCACAAAAGATTGCAAAAGAATATTTATCCGTTTCTAGAGATATGGGTGCGACTGCAGGTATGAGTGATAGACTAACTAGGTCATTTAAAAATTCATTGTCAGAGGTAGAACAGATGGGTGGTAGTATGGAAGATGTTACCAATATAATGAATACAATGGCTGAAGAGTCTGGTAGAATGAAAGTATTAGATGCTGAAGATATTGTTAATATAGAAGAAATAAGTAAGGGTACGAATATGATGGCTGCCGATGCAGCACGTATGGCTGAAAAGTTTGATTTAATGGGGGTTTCTACTGATACAATGGGAGTGCATTTAGCAACTGTTTTTAAAGAATCACAAGCAATAGGGTTAAACGCTAATAAAGTTATAAAAGTTTTATCAAATAATATGGGTACTTTACAATCGTATTCTTTTTCTAGTGGTGTTAGGGGTATGACGGAAATGGCTAAACAAGCTGTTAAAATGCGTTTAGACGTTAGTGATGTTTTACAAATGGCAGATAAATTCTACCAACCCGAAGCGGCTATTGAAGCTGCTGCTAATTTACAGATGTTGGGTGGTGATATTGCGGATGCATTTGGTGACCCTTTTGAAACGATGTATTTAGCTCGTAACAAACCAGAAGAGTTAGCTAAGAAATTAGGTGATATGACTGAAAATATGATGCAGTTTAACGATGAGACTGGTGAGTATGAATTTCCCGCGGAAGTTAGAATGCAATTAAAATCTGCTGGTGAACAATTAGGTATTAATACTGAAAAGATGGTAGAAATGGCTCGTCAGTCATCTAAAATAAAAGACGTTAAAATGAAATTCACATCACTTACTGATTCTGACACTAAAGAAAGTTTAGCTTCTTTGGCAAAGTTTTCTGCAGAAAGGGGGGAATTTGTTATACAACATAAGGGTGAAGAACTGGGGTTAGATCAGATTGGGGATGATTTAGCTGCTGAGATAATTAAAGCAGATGATGAGAATGTGGAAGGTAAAACAGATAGTGACCTTTTTAAACGTATCGCAATGAATACCCAAACAATGTCAGAACAATTAGTTAGCGCAAAAGAAGCTTCTATGGCAACCATTGCGGGGACAACTGATTTATATGAAATAACTGCTGAGGAAATGAAAGAGAATTTATTAGGTCCTATGAAACTCAGTATGGATGCTATGACATCAAAATTTACATCAGAATTTAAACCTGGTGATTTATTTGATAAAACTGAGTGGGATACCACTTTTAATGGTGCAACAGAAGAGGTAGCAAAATTTGTCACTACAGTAAAGGAATCAATAGGTGAGTTTTTGAAGATTAAAAAAGAAGATACACCAGAAAAGGTGGTGAAAGATGACTCAGCAGCAGAAGAAGTTCCAGGTAAGGATATAGTCTCATTTCCAGGATCAAATGGTAGAGTTTTATCAGGTGAGTTTGGGTCAATATCTTTAGATGATAGGGATTTAATAGCGGCTGGTGACCCTAAAAAGTTAATGGGTGGAGGAGATGGAAATGGAACTTCTTCAGAAATGAAAGTTAGTGGTACGGCAACCATAAATGTTAACATTAATTCTAATACCGCAATAAGCGCCAACATGGAAAGTCAGTTAACTAGTAAAATCATTGAAGTATATCAAAAGATAGCTAATGGTGATGGGGATCCTTCGTCAGTTTTTCAAGCTCAACCATCTAAAGGTTCTGATATTTTATACACTTAATTAAAAAAAATTCGATTTTACTATTGACTTATTAAATATTATTTCCTATTATTACAAGGACCAGATTAATACTTAAAATAATATACAAGAAACAAAAACAAGAATTAAAAAAACTTGAATAAGTATATAAAGTATTAATTTATTACCTGAAAATTTAGTATCTAATATTTATATAATAAGAATTATTATATATGGCTGGAATATTAAATCATCAAGGGTTATTTTACCAATCGGGTCCACTTTCTACTGAAGACTTTAGAAATAGTCTACTAGGTAGAAATTTACCACCTCCTGTAAATGAAACATTAACACAATCTGGACTTGTATCTAAATTACAGGATATAGGGAAAATTATTAATGTACCAGTTCTTGGTGTCGCTTCTGAAAATATTCCCATTCATTATAATGAAGATGAAAAGATGTTTCCACTTGGAACCTTTTTTAGAACCACCCAAAACGTTAATCTTAATAGATTTGTTCCACAAAATGATGATTATAGAACATATGAATTGACAATACCACCGAACTTGGGTTATCCTACACCAGAAGGTTTTGGTGAAAAGGTAAAGGGGTTTTACCCAACATCTTATAATAGTGATCAATTTTTTCTTGTTAATAAAGGTGTCACCAAGGGTGTACCATACCCATTTAACGTAATAGATACATATAAAACATTAACTTTCCAAAGAGAGAGTTCTTTGGGTTTAGTAGGTGGTCAAGAACTTGAAAAGACAATAATCAATAAAATCGCTCAGATAGAGGATGAGGCTAATAACCAATCACCAAGTACTGGAAATATAACACCACCTATAGGTAATGATGGAGGGGTTAGTAGTTATGTTAATAGGTTAAGGGGTGCAGAACAATATTTTAATACATTACCAAATGGGGCTGTTGGTTGGAATGAGTATAATCAAAAGACTGGTCAATTAAGTGGGGATCAAAAAGAGGGGGTTGAACCAACATTAGGTACTGAGATTAGAGTTAATACATTATTAACCAGAACCAGTACCTCACAGGTGACATTCTTATTCAACTTACTAAACCAGAATACGTATAGACCATTATATAAAGATAGAAGGTTACAGGGTACGTCTGATGAAGGTACTAACTCTAGTTACTATATTGGTACAGAAAAAAGTACCAACAGAGGGGCGATAACACCTAAGACATTTAACTCTTCAGATTTTAATGGTGAAATAGATACTAGCGGTAACCAACAAAAAACTGATGTTAATGAAAAGTTCTTTTGGAAGACAGGTGGCGGGGCTGATTTCAATGAAAAAACACTATTATATAAAACACAACAACTAGTTAATAATAGTAGTACTGAGGTTTTTATAAACCAAACAAAAAAGTATTTTAAAGATAAAAAAGAAGATAAACTTATTAGTAGGGGTAACGCTATTAGCCCCTTAGCTCTAATAGATGCTGAAGCCAATGGTAATTATTGTAGAGTATGGACAGTAAATGATGACTATAATTACTTAAAAGCCATAAGAAATACTGGTTTATTTTCATCATCTGCTGAACAAAGTTCTGGTTTTTCAGTTAAAACTGGTGACGCATCTTTAAGTGTGTTAATGGACAATGGGTTTCCAAAGTACCACCCTACAAAAGAAGATGGAAAAACAACACTTAAAAAATATATGTTATCCATTGAGAATTTGGCTTGGGCTGACAATCTACCTGATTTACCATTAAGTGAAATTGGTCCTGGGGATGTATTATCTAGAAATAAAGGTAGAATTATGTGGTTCCCACCTTATGGGTTAAGTTTTGACGAAAATACTAGCGCTAATTGGACATCTACAGAATTTATAGGTAGAAGTGAGCCCGTTTACACATACAACAACTCCAAAAGAAGTGGTCAAATATCGTTTAAAATTATTGTTGATCACCCAAGAGTTATAAATGGGTATAGAGGTAAACAAAATGACGCTATAGAAAGATTTTTTGCTGGTTGTACATCAGCGAATGATTTTTTAGCAGCAATTGGTAAAAACAGTGATATTAGTCAAACAACAAAAGATGACATTGATAAGAAATTAAATAGTATTGCAAAACAAAAATCTACTGATACTGTAAAACAAAAACTTGAGTCAAAATCTTTTAAGTTTGATGAGAATTCTTTAAAACCCACTGAGGGAATGGATAAAGTAATTGAATGGGTAAATGGTAAGGTAAAACCATGGGTTCAAGAACAAATATTGGCAGGTAACAAAGTGAAAATTACTTGTGAGGGTTACGCCGCCAAAAAAGAAAAACAGGGTGTTATTGATACTGGTGCTGATGATCCTGCAAAGAGTGAGTCCAATACTAATACAGAAGGGTCCACAAAGAAATTATCTAAAAATAGGGCTAAGGAAATTGCTGATCAAATAGAAATAGGTACAGGGAAAAAGGGGATAAGTTTTAAAAAAATTGGTAAGGGGTCTTCAGCGTCTACAGATGATGCTGGTGATGCAAACAATAGAAGGGTAGATATTACAATAGAAAATAATAGTAAGGAAGGTCCTGATGCGGAACCTAAAAAAGAAAATGTAGATGGGTTATCTTTTTATCCAGAGTTCGCTAATTTAATTGATGGGTTAATTATTGATGAAACAAAATATTTTGATTTTATTGATGCGAATTACCCTAATTATTTTCAAACAATATCCCAAAAAATACAATATTTCCAACCAGGATACCACTCAACATCCCCAGAGGGATTAAACACTAGATTAACATTCTTAAATCAGTGTATGAGACAAGGTCCTAGTATTAATAATAACACAGAAACAGGGGTAAAACCACAAAACCTTGCTTTTGGTAGACCCCCAGTATGTATATTAAGAATTGGAGATTTCTTCCACACAAAAGTTATAATAAACAGTTTAAATATCACCTATGATGATTCTGGTATAAAATGGGATTTAAACCCAGAGGGGATCGGGGTACAACCTATGATAGCTAATGTACAACTATCCGTAGATTTAATTGGTGGGCATTCTTTAGTTGGTCCAATAGATAGATTACAAAACGCAGTATCATTTAATTATTACGCAAATACTCAAATGTATGACCCTAGGGCAGATAAGATTGACGTAACCAAAGGAGGTACTATTGTTGACGGTATTAAATTGGGAGAGGAGAAAGCAAAAGGTGGTGTTGACCCAGACGCACTTACAGAATTTCTTAAAAACGAAGGAATAACCGATGAATTAAAAGATTCTGAAAGTGGGGATGACGACACCACCAACGAACAAGGTAATATTTTAGTGGTGTCAGACGGGGAAGATATTATTATATCAGTAAAAGAAGGGGTTCCACCTTCAGAAGTAGAAATAGATGGTAAAGTAGATAAAGATAATTTATTATCATATAAAGTAAGTGTAAATGGTAAAGGTATTATTAATAAAACTACAAATGAATCACAATTCCCAGTATTTAAATCAGAGTGGGGAGATGGTTTTGAATATAGTGACAAAGGAAGAACTGAAGCTCAAATAACTTCTGGATTAACAGCTGCTAACCAAACATTATCAAACAAACAAGCTGCAGTAAGTTCAGGCACATCTGTAACCCAAAATATTAAGGACATTAAAGAACTAGAAAAGGAAATTGAAAAATTAGAAAAAGAATTATTAAAGGATAAAAAACAACAGCCAACAGTAAAGGTTACGGCATTTTTTACAAAAAATAAAAAAGGAAGTAAGCAGACGGTAGAGTTTACTTATAACGGAACTGAGTTAATTAAATAAAAGGTTAGTCCCACATAAAAGAGTTTACTTATGGTGGAAAAGAATTAAAATTATAAAAATGGGAAATCAATATTTCGATAGATATCAAGACTTTAAAGTAGATGGTAGTTATAAACCACTACCATTTATAAAAATAGAACCTAAAAATTCTGATAAAACAGTAGTTTATAACGCTCAAAGAACTAGATTAGATAAACTAAGTCAACAGTATTACGATAACCCATATCATGGGTGGTTAATTTTATTGGCTAACCCTATTTATGGTGGTGTAGAAGAAAATATACCAGATAAAGAAATAATTAGAGTACCTTTTCCATTAACAGATAGTATACAACAATATATTAATGCGGTTGAAGAATATAGAAGACTCAACGGAATAGATTAAAAAAAAGTTATGGGTACTGAAAATGTAAAACAACAAGGTAGTTTATTTATTGTTGATCCCAACCCACCAGGTAGGGATATGATACCACCTGAAGACATGTTTATCTATGTCAAGTTTAGTGCAACACCAAGAAGTAGATTTATAGATGGTGGTGTTGAAAACGGAGTTGCTGATGAGGTAGATTTTATATCCACTAAAATAAAGTATGACTCATCAGGTGAATTAGACCCAAAATCTCAAAAAACATATTCAACAACTAGCTGGACAAATATAGGTGGGTTAGCTCCAGAAGAGAGTAGAGGGGTTTTAGAAGGTTTCGGTATAAAAAGTATTGATATTAAATACAACGCTAGTTTAGTTCCTGTTGTAGATATAACGTTTACTGATATTAGAGGGGCTGGATTATTTGACACCATTAAAGACAAAGAAAGGTTATCACCATATAGTATATTTTTTAAGATGCCTTACCCAGTATTTAATTTATCAGTAAAAGGGTATTTTGGTCAGTCAATTGATTATTGCCTACATATGGTTAATTGGTCATCTAATTTTGATGGTTCGACAGGTAATTTTGATATATCTGCCAATTTTTTAGGTTTCCAACAAGCCTTTTTAAACGATATGAATATTGGGAATATTATTGGTACTGTCAATACACAGAGAGGATTTGATAATTTAGAAGAAATTTTTAATAAACAAGAAGCTAATGATGATGAACAAATAGGTAAAACAGAAACTACCAGCGCGACACTTGAGCAGATTCAAAATAACTCAGGTGTAAACACTAGAAAAATAGATGATTTTTTCACTAAGATAGCTAAATTACAAATAGATGTGGAAGTGTTAAAATCGGAAACAGATGAGTTAGATAGGTTAAAACAGATAAACACACAATTAAGTCAATTAAAGTCCATAAGGTCCTTCATCGGTGGACCCATACCAAAAACTAGTGATAGTAATAACGATGGTAAAATTGATAAGGATGAAAAAGCTTTTGGTCAAGGATCAGACACTTATCTATATAAATATAACAATAGAAGTGTTATAAGGTCATCGAAAATTGATGATCTTATATTACAAAGGGATAAAAATTATCTCTCTATTAGAGACTACTTGTTAATTAACTCAGTGCAAGAATCCGCATTTAAAATTTATATGGAAACATTACATGATTTAATAAAAAGTTATAAGGAAAATAACGAACTATTATCTGTAGCAGATTCTCCTGGAGAAACAGTAGATTCTCAGAATAAAGATATGTTGGAAAGTTTTAACATATCCGATTCGTCAGAAGATTATTGGAAAAATTTTGTAGTTAGTTTAGATGAAGATAGTAAAGTAGAACCGATAAAGTTACCTACAGTGTTAAGTAGTATGTCTTTACCGGGTAATAGTTTAAACCTTTTAAAAACATATGATAAATCAGCGCATGACACTAACAAATTTTTTAATATGGTTTCTTTTAGTGGTAAAGTAACTTCGCCTGATTTCTTTTACCCGAAAGGTAGTTCGTTATCAAAAGATACAAACGTAATAGTTGTAGATTTTAGGGAACAAAGAGAGAGGGTTCAAGGTGTGATAGAAGAACTAATAATCATTGCTAAAGAAGAGAAAGAAAAAGTTCAGAAAACGTTAAATGATGATATGACGAAAAAATTCCAAGAGGAATTAGGGTTTAGACCGACAATAGATAACTGTTTTAGGATTATTGCTAATAATACTCAAGCAATGACAGCAACAATTTGGGACATAACAAAAGAGTCGAGTGCTCCTGGGTTAAAAGACGCTAGAAGAGAAGCTCTACTTAATTTCCAAACAGATGTTCCCGAAACAATTACCGATCCTATTGCTTGGCCATCGGCTTATGTTGAAAATGATTCTGGTACGTTGGAGGAAATTTATCTTGGAGATGAAGATCATGTGTCAGATACATCTAGTTTCCCTGAAGTAAAATTTGTTGAAGAGGTTTTTACAAGTTTAATTGCCAAAACTAAATCCTTAGAACAAACTAGTAAGGCATCTGTACTTAAAAATGGGTTAGATACTGATAATTGGTTACCTATAAACCCCATTGATTATAAGATAAACCCATGGATTGGGTTCTCTACTAGAAACGATGATGGTGAAATGGATAGCTTTATTGCAGAAAACTTATTTACTAGGGTTGCAATTTTAAAAAATTATTCTAAATGGGGTACAACGTCTAGGTCACTAGAAAGCTTTGGTGCTTTAGATGGTATTGCGGCAAATAAGGCGTTTGTAACTCCGGATATTAGAAATATTTATAATACTAAGTTGAAAAAAATAAATGCGAATTTGAACTCTATATTAACTACTGAATTTGGTAGGGGGTTAAAGTTAGTCGCTGATGATTTTGTTTACACATCAAAAACCCCCACTACTATAGGTGGGATAAATATAGGGGGGACGAATCAAGGTACACCAAAAGAGTCAGTGGAATATATTTTATTTGATGAGAAATCAATAATTAATAATTCTAAAAGATTACCTATTGAGATAACACAAAATTCAAGATATAGTGCAATTAAAACTGATAAAATTACGACAGATAATAGTAGTGAGTATAGGAGTCAAGATTTAAGAAATAATAATATAACTACGTATTTGGGGTATAATGTTTGGGATAAAGAAGTCTCTATAGGGTTGAAGGGGATAGATAACGGAATATATAAAGATTTTAAAATAGATAGTTTATCTACTATTGATTTAACGGGAAGTACGACACCAGAAGGGAAATTTTTAAATAGAACAAATTTTGTAAGTGGTGATACTTGTCCGTACCCACAGTTTTTAATCCAAAGTGATTTTTATACTGTTCAAAGTGATAGAGCTAAAGCTATTTTACTATTATCTACATTACCATTTAAAACTTTCAAAGAGGCGGTATTAGGTGCAGCTTTTCCTAATGGAAAATATGAGAACGCAAAAATAATTAACCTACCACTATATTACGCGTATTTTATAGGTGGACTCCTATGGAAAAACAAAGAAGGGGATATTGATTGGGAATTTACACCATCAAATGGAGGTTGCGGGTATTCAGATTTTTCTTCTCCTAATAATTGTTATTTAACAAAAGTCGGTTACCAAGCTTTAAATGGTAATACTTCCGATTTACCTTTAGAAGATGAATTGTTAAATATACCTGCAGCGACAAAAGAGTTACTTATTAAAAAATTCACCGATTGGGCAGATAAATCCAAATTCAAATCTTTTGAACAAGATATGAAAGTTTACAGGTCTAATACTACACATTCCGAGACACAGATATCGAAAGCTGCAAGGGAGATAAAAGCCAGACTATTAAAAATTACCAGTATGATAGTTTTGGCTCCAGGAATTTTCGAACCAAATGGTATACCAGAAAACCTTAAAGCTAGTAGGTCAGAAATACTAGCCTATATAAAAAGTTTTTTAGTGACATACTCTAATATAGAAAATGGTAAAAAAGAAACAGCTCAAGATGACTCAGAATCAGAAATAAGTGCAAACGCAACTACGAATAAAATAAAATTACAGATTTATAATTATTTTAAAAATATAAACGATAAGTGGGTTTCAGATACAAAACAATGTTTTAATGTTTGTGGTGGTTCAGGTGGAGATGGTAACAGATCTTTATATGATTATTTTAAGTTTATTGATAGAGGTTGGAATGAAATTGGACATAAAGCAACTATAAATTTAAGCAGTTTTTTAACTTTAGGGAGTAACCTACAAACAAGTGTATATTTCTTTATGTCAAAATTATTAAGAGATAGTAATTTCTTACTTCAGATACTACCCACATTTGTAAATTATAAAGACGCTGAAGAAGTGTCTAGAATGTTTAAACCTGTCACTACACTTCAGAATAATAAGTCTTCGGGTCCAATGTATTGTGGTATTTATATTGGTGCAGCCTCAAAAGCTTTGGATATTGGTGAGAAAAGTACGTACGCGTTTGCCAATGACGGATTCTCCTTAGATAGTCCACCTTCTGATATGATTAAAGAGGGTGATAATTCATTAGTTGCGTTTAGAGTTGGGTTTGGTGCCGAAAACCAAACGATATTTAAAAACGTCTCTTTAAACCAGCAAGAACATAAAGAAACTGGTGAATATTTTAAGGCATTATCAGAATTGGTAGATAAAAGAGGGGGAACCCAAAAGGTATATCAAGGTACGGATTTACTTAAGTTATTTAAAACTAGGTCATATACATGTAAAGTAGACGCATTAGGTTGTATGAACATACAACCATTAATGTATTTTAATTTAGAAAACGTTCCGTTTTTTAATGGGGCATATTTAATAACTAGTGTAAATCATAGTATATCCCCTAACCATATGACTACAAATTTTACAGGTGTTAGACAATCTAAATTTATAAGTGAACCTAATGAAGAAATATTGGCAGATTTAAATCTAGATTTAAATGAAACAAATGAAATACCTAAAATTGAACTTATTAATAAAACGTCTAAAAACGATACATATAAAATAGGTGTATTAGACCCTCAAGACCGTTTTGATTTTGATACAAAATGGAAGGTAAGTAACTTTAAAGAAATGGGGGTAGACTTTAATTATGTAACTGGATTAAGTTCATTTGGAGAAGACGGAATACAAAGTGATTTAAATGGTGTTAGATTTTTTATGGAAAAACAGGGTATTTATACTAATTCCCAAGTGTGTATGTTTGTTGCAAATGTGATGGTACAATCGAACTATTTAGGGAATGATACCATCAGTTGGAGTAGTGAAGACGATAGTATTAAAGAGTCGGAATTTGATAATAGTACAATATATTCAGGTAAAACAATGTTTTATGGTGATAATTCTACAATACCTGCTGATAACCCATTTAAAGATATATTAAGTATTCCAGCTAACAACCCCAAAGGGATATTAGGTAGTACCCCATCATATACTGGGTCTGGAGATAATAACGTTGCTTACGTTTCGGTAGGAGATAGTGAGTATGAAGAAGTTAACACAATTTCCACAAAAAGTTCTACGGGTGATGAGATATCAGATGAAGCCTTCGTAAAGATAGCGGCTGCAAAATTAAAATATTATAATATATATCCTGGTGATGGGTGGAGATTTAAACCTAGAGGATATTTATATATTACGGGAAGAAGAGAATATTTTGAATATAGTAAATCTCCTTTAGGTTTTTCATCGGTGTTTATTGAACCATATACTTTAGAAAATAATTTTATCGAATCCTTTAATGCAGCAATTTATGTTTGGAAAACTAAAAAGCCAACCAACGAATCGACTTTAAAGGGTCCATATAAAAATTCGTATGACGCAGCTGGTGGAAATGGGACAGATAAGGAGAGGGATGGTACCTCTTCAGATTTCGCACTAACTAATGAGATATCGTGCACCAAGGTAACACCAGAAGAAGCGTATAACGCTTTTGAATCAGTTTTATTGGCTTTTGACTTAAAAGATGATAATAATCCATAAATATATTAACTTTTTAAAATAAAATCACTATATTTGTAATTATGTACGTTGGAAATATAATAACAAGTTTAAAATTAGAAGAAGAAAACTTCAATATCTGTAACGATTTAGATTCTATAGATAATGATTTATCTACATTAATAATCGGTTGGGATAACGCAAAAGAGTTTATTGGGGATAACATTTCTATTATCCATAAAAAGATAAACCGAAAATTATACTGGACATTTAGTAAAAAGGAAAGAAAGGTTGACTTTGAAGTTGATTTAGAAAAATTTAAAGAGGTATGTTTTAATACTTTTGGTGATAATATTCCGTATGTTTATTTGGATATTTTACATGGAAAAAGTAGGGTAAATAAAAAAATAATAAAAAAGATTTTATCATTAAGTGACTCAGTTATTTATATAAGTAATAAAAATATGGTGTACGTTTATGGTGAAAACATAATATTTGGTATAGATTTAAACATAATAGAATATAGTTCCATAAAAAAAGAAAAAATATTAAATCGGATTAAAAATTTAAATAATAATGTTTTGGTTTCTGATGAGATATTTAATAAATGTAAGGGTTTATTATATAAGATAAAATATAAAAATAAATTGATACCTTACATTTATAAAAATGGAGAATTCGGATAAAAGTATAACACTAGCATCTTTTGTTTATTTAGATAAAGTTGATAGTTTTAAAAAATACCTTTTAAAAAGGTTTGGTATCGATGACGATAAAATATTTCAGTATAATTGTGATGAGGATAATAAAAAAATTCTTACATATAGAATATATCTCAAGGAACATCAAAACGTTGATATAACATCGTTTTTCCCCACAACCATCATTGTACATAAAAAAGGTGTCTGTTTTTACACCATAAACGCATTAAATTTATTAATTGAAAGTCTTAGTGATTCTGAATCTGGTAATATAAATTATAAAGATTTTAAAATAGATTGGGATAACTACCAGAATAAAATAATCATTGTTAAAAGAGGTGAATTAAAAATAATGGGGATAGAACGGGATTTTTCTGAATAATTTTATATTTATAGTTAAAGAAGTATTATGGATAATATAGACGACACAAACGAAAAAGACGTTCTTAAGAAAAAACTAGATAATTTCTTGGGTGACAACGATACTGAAGAAAAAGAGTGTATAGGTGACGAATGTTTAATCAACGATGGTAAAGAAATCGTTGAGAGGGTAAATAAAGTTTACAA